AATGGCTATGAGAGTGTGAAGCGTAGCGCACAGCGTTCACAGCCTCAGCACCTGACAATCCAGTAGAAGCCAGTAGAACGGATGGAGGCTATATATGAAAGTACATCAAACGGTGTACTTTTGTCGGTATCTGCAAGTGTGGTTTTGTGTGTTTTTCGTTACTATTTCGTTACCAATGTTACTTTCAAATGTATTTTTGTTTACTTTTAATATTTTGTAAGCCGTTGGATAATAGATAATTAAAGGGTGAATTATTTCGCAATAACTCACCCCTGCAAACTTAAACAACCAACACGCCCAAAGAAACAATAAATAATAAAGAATATTATAAATATAATAAAGTGTTTCAGCATTTTACACCGTTGCCTTTTGCTTTTCTTTGTTATGTTTTATTTATATTTTGTTACCGTTTCGTTACTCATTCTTATTATTTTTTATTACCTTTGCCCCCGAAACATTTTTAATAATTTCTTGTACTCATAACACGCATATTATGAAAACGAACAAACAGCCTATAACACTAAGAACGAAAAGCCTATCAGGTGGGCGCAAATCTTTGTATCTTGACTATTACGACTACAGCACAAGAGACAAGGCGAAGTCACACCGCTATGAGTTTTTGAAACTATATCTTTTGCCCGAAACATCCCGAGAGAACAAAGCGCAGAACCGTGAAATAATGAGAAGCGCACAAGCAATATTAAATCAACGGCTAATAGACAGGGCAAACGGCATGGCGCATATAAAGACGCAAAGCAGTACAAAGATATTACTATCTGACTGGATGGCACGCTATGCGGAAATCAAACGCACCTATGGGCAGAGTGATGCAAATGCAACAATAGTGCAATCATGTATCAAGAAACTGGAAGCGTACCGCCCGAATGTAAAGTTATGCCAAGTTGACAAGGTTTTTTGCTTAGGTTTCATTTCATTCCTGACAAATGCCCCCAACAGCAATGCAAGACGAAACCACAAGACCATATCAAAGCGAACGGCAAAGATATATTTCACAACGCTATCGAGCGCACTCACCCAGGCAGTAAAGCAAGAACTAATAACGCAGAACCCTGCAAACCTGCTGACACGAGAAGAAAAAAGGATGCTTGCTTTTGATGAAGAACAACGCACCTATCTGACACCCGAAGAACTTTCCAAGCTGGTTGCAACACCATGCCACCGTGAGGACGTTAAAAACGCTTTCCTCTTTGCGTGCTTTTGCGGTTTGCGCCTAAGTGATATAAACACCCTGCAATGGAACGAGATACATTTTGAACAAGGCGGAAAAGCGTATATCTACAAGCAGATGAAGAAAACGGCAAAATACATAACGTTGCCGATTTCAAAAAATGCCCTTTCGTTTCTTCCTGCAATTGGTGTGGGCAACGTATTTCATTTGGGCAACGTCCGCAACGTAAACGTGACCCTAAAGAAGTGGGCGAGGAAAGCAGGAATACAAAAGGACATTTGCTTTCATGTTTCCCGACATACTTTTGCAACGTCTTTGCTAACTCAGGGCGCAGACATCTACACAACGAGCAAACTATTAGGACACCGCAAAATCCAAACAACGCAGATTTACGCAGAAATCGTAAACCAAAAGAAAGTCGAGGCGGTGAACTTATTAGATAACATCAAACTATAAACACGAACGTACACGACCGTACACGACCGTACACGACCGTACACGACCGTACACGACCGTACACGAACGTGCACGAACGTGCACGAACGTTTACGAACGTACACGAACGTACACGAACGTACACGAACGTACACGAACGTACACGAACGTACACGAACGTACACGAACGTCACCAAAGAAAAGAAAAGAAAAGTAAGGTAAGGAAAAGTAAGGAAAAGAAAAAATTTATTTTTTCCCTTACACACTCCTTACAGTCGTGTGACGTGAAAAAATAAATTTATCGCACGTCACACGATTTTTTTTTTGAGGCGGTTTTTATTTTTTTTATTTTTTTCTCTCATTTTTTTGGGTGATTAGAAAATTGTTTGTATTTTTGCAGTGAAAAAGATTTCGTTCGTATGTGGTGAGTTGAAACCACGGCTCTTTGGTGGGCATCGTCCGAAATCTTTTTTTTTATTTTTCTTTGTTTTTTTTTGGCTGGAAAGAAAAAATTATCTACCTTTGCAACGTCCAAACAATTTTATTTAATTCAAAGCACAAAAAAATGAAATATATTCGTTTTCCAAAATACAGACGGTTTGCCGTCCCTTTGCATGGTTGTAATGGCTATGCAGTCCCCGAAGTGCTTTGCGAGGACGGACAAAGGGCGAGCGGCGACCGTCTTTTTTATTTCATATAGTCCAAATGAAAGCAAAGCACCCAACAGACGAGGCAAAGACCCTCAGCGTATCAATGAACGCACTAAAAGCACTCAATCAAGTTATAACAGCAATGGCAGAACTTTCCGCACTGGAAATGACAACAGCAGACCGCAAGCAGTTAAACGAAACGGTTCACGACTTTAGTACCGAGGTTCACGGCATTATTCAGGGAGTAATCAGCAAGTATGTAAAACGCTAAACCACACGAAAACGGATGCGGATTTTGTTCCACGTCCGTTTTCTTTTTGTCCCGACATCGCTATAAATCCCGAATTTACCCCAAAACAAGACCGTGACAGCGTTTTTGTGTGCCGTGCGGTATAGTTTATCATCTGAAACGAAATAACGGCTGAAAAACGCTTATTTTCTCATGTGGCATATATTTGCTAAAATCCACGGAAAATAAAACAAACATTTGCTTAAATCTACGGAAAAATAAAATAAACAGTTTATTTGTTGAGGCTTAAACCGTTAAAATATGCTAAAATATAAACGAAACATTTGTAAAATAAAAATAAAGCTTTAATTTTGCACCCAACAAAACCAAAATAAAGCAAAAAAAATGGCTGAAAACGTAAATGTAATAACGTCAATATTTGAACGTCTTGAACGCATTGAGAAATATACAATGCTAAGTGCAAAAACAGTAATGACAATAGACGATGTTTCATTGTTCACAGGACTAAGTAAGGCACGTATATATGCCCTAACCTCAAAGCGAGAAATCCCACACTATAAGAACGGCAAAGTCTATTTCGTGCGCTCCGAGATTGAAAAGTGGCTTACACGCTACAAGGTTGCGACAAACGAAGAAGTTCAAAGCAACGCAGTATCACACACGATGGGTAAACCAGTACCGACACACTTGTAAATGGCAATACTATGGCTAAAGAGAGACAGCAATCACGGTTTTTCCAGTTGCGCAAAGATGGGCGAGACGCATTGCGTAAACTGACTCAGGAGCAAAAAGGATTGTTACTTGATATTGTTTTCGATTATGCGAACGCAGAAAGCGAAGAGGAAAGAAACGATATTTTGGAACAAGAACCCGACATTTGCGTGAACATTGTAGCGAGTTTCCTATGTGCCGACATCAGGGAAAGCGAACGTTTGTATAACGAAAAATGCGAACGCAATAGGGAAATAGCGTTGAACCGTGAGCGCATGAGAGCCGAAAGGAGAGAAGCCACTCAGCAGAAGCCAGCAGAACGAGACGAGGAAGCGGAAGCCGTTCCGATGGATGAGGCGGACGATGAAGCGGAAGCAGAAGAAGCAGAAGCAGAAGCGGACGAGCCTCAGCCGTGCGACCCCGAGACACCCGAGGAAGCGGACGAGGAAAGCAAAGCACCCCCAACGAAGCCAGTAAAGGCGGAAGCCGTTCCGATTGAGGAAGCGGAATACATAGACGAGCGGAGCAAAGAAGATATTTTGCTAAATGAATGTTGGAGGAATGAGCAATGGCAATTGACAATAGCGCAATATTTTCAAATAAATAAATCCCAACTTGAAAAGTATTGGAACGATTTCAAAATCTTTTGTGCATCAGGCGAGAAGTACCATAAGGACGTGCGAGACCTGAAAGCGCATTTCAGAGATTGGATAAACAGAAAGGAACACGAATATGTTAACAAAAACAGCAACAAACAGCGAGAGCGAGAAGCCGAAGAACGGAAACGTAATGCCGTTGCACTCATGTGCAAATTCATTGACGAGGACAGCCCAAGCGATGTTACAGCGATGGGCGAACATCAAAGAATTTTTAACGGCTTGTAATCCAAGCACGCAAATGAAATACGTTGGCAATGAGTTGAGCGCATTTGCAGACACCAAAGCCACGTTAAATGACATTTCACTTGCATACGGTAAAGGATGTGCAAAAGCATGGGTAATCCCCCAGTTATACGACCTATGCGAATTTTGCGGAGCATCCACCAAAATGACAGACGCACAAATGCAAGAAGTTGCCACGATTATAAGTTTGGAATATCATTATCTAAAGGTTTCCGAATTGCTCGTATTTTTTAGGCTTGTAAAGTGTGGAAAATACGGCAAATTTTACGGTGCGGTTGACCCTATGATAATAATGGGAGCACTAAACCAGTACGTAAAGGAAGACCGAGGCAAATTCATTGCCAAGGTAGAGAAAATCAAGGAAGAGCAGAAGCGAGAAGAGGAAAAGAAAATACCACACTATTACCGCCATGAATGGGAAGAACTACACAAGAACGACAAAGCGAACGGACAAAACGGAGTTGAAGCCGATGGCAATGCCCAAGCCTGACGAATGGCAAGTGCCTGACGAATGGCAAGTGCCTGACGAATGGGGATTACCCGAGGCGTGGAAAACGTTTGACGAATGGCAATTACCCGAGGATTGGAGAATTAACAACAAGACAAAAAAAATGATATTTTTACCCTATTCCCACAAAGTAGAAATAAATCGAAACGGTTACTTTTATGTAACCACTTCGGATGAAGCAACGAAAGAGCGCATAACGGTGCAATGGACGCAGAAAGGAGCGTTAAAAACGGCTACTTTTGCACCAAAAGAATGCGGTTTTTACAGTTTTGGCGGTTGGTTCGCGGACTTTCCGAACAAGGTAACAATAATGAGCCGTACCCCACTTTTGGCGGTAGTATTTAGAGAGATAGACAAAGAATAGGCAACAAAGTGATTTTTTTCATTTAGTGTAATGTTTGTAATTGGTTTTTCATTAAAGGTTAGTTAATTTATCGTTGTATTATTACTATTTGCATTTGCGGTTGGAAGTCTGTGAAGATTTCCAACCGTTTTTTTGTTGGTGTATATGCAAACACTATAAAATCAAACAGATAAAAGATTTTATCCTAAAAAATTGCGTAGAATGCGGATTTGCTATATACATGAGAGTGTGAAGCGTAGCGCACAGCGTTCACAGCCTCAGCACCTGACAATCCAGTAGAAGCCAGTAGTAACACC